TACAACTTTCTCGGGTCCAGTCCGATCAGAAGGTGGATTTACTACAATAAGTAAAGACGCTACAACTGGAGCAATTACTACACAATCAAGCATTAACTCAAGTGGTGTATCATCATTTGATGCGAACACACTTTCTGTAGAAGCAGGAACAGGTATTACAACTGGTTCTGGAACTATATATAGAACTGCTGTTCAAAGAGTTGGTGGTATAATCACAACAAGAATTCTAATTGACTTAACTGGTTTAAGATCAACTGGTGGTTCTGACATCATCGGTGTTAATGGAACTGCATTGGTTTGTCACATTGGTCAGATAACTGCTGCACAAAACGGAACTATCTTAACTGGTAGCATGGAATGTTTTGAAGCACCAGCTGGTGGCGATCCAGACATTAACGTACACTCTGCAACAGAAGGTACTGGTGTTGAAGACGGAGCTATCGGTGATTTAACAGAGACATTGTTAGTCAACGCAGGTGATGCAACATTAGGAAGCAAGGTTTTCTTTGCAGCTGTTCCAGCCGCAGATCAATTCTTATACTTAACAACTGGTGCTGCAACAGATGCAGATTACACAGCAGGTAAGTTATTCATTGAATTGATGGGCTACGAAGCTTAATATTTGGGGGTTTTATACCCCCATCTTTTAGAAGGAGATTAATATGAGTATGTCGGGTGGTAAATCAGACGTAAAAGTTGCCTTTATAACTGACGAGATAGCTGCAGATCCAGATGGTATTTCTGCATCAGCACAAGTAGCCAATAATGCCGCTTTAGTAATAGGTGGTGCTTTACACTCTGGTAATGCTATAGCTTTAGCAGGAGCAGCAAGAAAAATAGAAATTACTTCAGGAGGAGATGATTCAGGTATATCTTTTACTATTGTAGGAACTGGTATTAATGGAGATGCTATAACAGAGTCTCTTACAGGTGGTAATTCAGCAACTGCTACAAGTACAAATTTCTTTAGAACAATTGCGAGTATTACTGCCGTTGGTGATCCAGCGGGAACCGTTGTAGCAGGAACCACAACTTCTGCCGCAGAAGTAGTTAATGTAGAAAGAACCAGATTAAAAGGTTATTCTATAGTTTCTGGTGGAACTGCTGGCGTTGTTGAGTTCTTTGATGGTGATCCTAATAATAGTGGATCTGCTTTATTTAAAGCTAGAACACTTGGTACAGATAATACTACAATAGATAATACAATACCACAAAATGGCGTTGTATTTGGCAGTGGTTTATATATCGTGTGGACTAATACTACAGTAGACATGATGAGTTACTTTCACGCATAGGCTTTTAATATGGCTGAGAAAAAGAAAAAAGGTACTATGAAGGGACACACCATAGGTGGTGGGCAAAAGCGTCCCACCAAATCTGGTGCTGGAATGACTAAAAAGGGTGTTGAAAAATATCGTAGAGACAACCCTGGAAGTAAACTAAAAACGGCTGTTACTGGTAAAGTAAAAAAAGGTAGCACCGCTGCAAAGAGACGTAAGTCATATTGTGCACGATCAGCTGGTCAAATGAAACAATTTCCTAAAGCTGCAAAGAATCCTAATAGTAGGTTAAGACAAGCTAGAAGAAGGTGGAAGTGCTAATGAACACTAAAGAGATTTCAACTGGTGTAATGATAATTTTATTTGCAGGTGCTATCGGATGGTCTATATCAACTTTGATTGAGGTTGATAAAAGAACAGCTATTATGGCAGAAAAAGTATCCGAAAATCACAAGATGATAAAACCTCTATGGGAAGATTTTATTAGGAGAAAGCAAGATGGTTATGTCGAGAGGCTCGATGAGCAAACAAATAGCAAAGTCGGTTTCAAGTGGAAATAAAAAACGACCAAAAAGAAAACGAAAAACAAAAAATATTCAGAGGAAGTCCTGTTAAGTACTGTTTAAAATGTGGAAAGAAAAAATGGACTTGTACTTGTTATAAAGTTAGTGGATTAGAGGAGTTAAGAAGTGCCAAAAGACGCATGTTATCGCAAAGTAAAAGCAAAATTTAAAGTTTTTCCAAGTGCTTATGCTGGAGGAGCCATCGCAAAATGCCGTAAGGTAGGTGCTGCTAACTATGGAAATAAGACCAAGAAAAAAGCAGATGGTGGAGTAATTACTGCTAAAAACGGTAAAGCTTTTACAAAAAGAAAATCAAATAAGAAAAATGTTGCAAGAGGTTGTGGACAAGTCTTAAATGAAAGACGTAAGGTCACAAAGTATAGATAATGGCAGTAAGAAAGACAAAAGCAGGTCTAGCCTTAAAGAGATGGTTTAAGGAGGATTGGAAAGATGTTAAAACGGGCAAAGCGTGTGGTCGTAAAAAGGGTGAAAAGAGGGGTACACCTTATTGTCGTCCAACTAAAAGAGTATCTAAGAAAACTCCGAAAACGTCTTCGGAGATGACTTCTGCTGAAAAACGTAGTAGAATAAATCAGAAGAATAAATTAGGTCAACCAGCAGGTAAGCCTAGAAGAGTTAAATCACTTAAAAGAAGGAAAACATAATGCCAATATTTATTTCAGAGAATTATAAAAATACAAACAAGAAAAAAGATAAAGCTGGTGGTGGTGGAATGGACATCGCTAAAACTAAAACTAAGAAGAAGAAAACAGTTGTTAAAAAAAATGTTGGAGGATCTAACGATTTAAATAAAAATTTAAAAAAAGCAGTTAGAGGAAAAGAATTTTTAAAATTAATGAATAAGCCTTCTTCTTTAAAAAAGAAACCTATTAAAAAGAAAAAGTAAATGGCAACATCAAATTCAAGAGATTTCGACTTAGATGTCGGTGAAATAATAGAAGAGGCTTATGAGCGTTGTGGTTTGGAGATGCGAACTGGCTATGATGCAAAGACTGCTAGACGTTCTTTGAATCTCATGTTTGCTGATTGGGCAAACAGAGGCTTGAATATGTGGACAGTCACACAAGACACTAAATCTATTACTTCGGGTACGGCAACTTATTCTTTCGATGCTACTCATGTCGATCTCTTGGAAGTTGTTTTAAGAAATAGTAGTGGTACAGATTTTACTTTAACTCAAATGAGTCGAAGTGAGTATTTAACTATTCCTAATAAATCAACCACCGGACAACCAAGTCAATACTTTTTTGATAGACAAGTTACTCCTACAATAACTTTGTGGGCAACACCGAATGCTACTTATACTCTTGTTTATTATTATGTAAGTCGTATCCAAGATGCAGACGCTTTAGTTAATACTACTGACACTCCATTTAGATTTCTTCCTTGTATGGTAGCAGGACTAGCTTACTATTTAGCTATGAAGAAAGCACCAGAGAGAGTTCAACTATTAAAATCCGTTTATGAAGAAGAATTCCAAAGAGCTGCAGCCGAGGATGCCAACAGCACTCCTTTAAAATTAACACCTAGCATGACATACTATAGTTACTGATATGGCAAAGATTATTGAAACAAAATTTGGAACTCTGGTTAGTCCTAGTAAGATGGCATCTGGAAGTGTTTCTACCATTAAAAAGTTTGGTGCTTTTTATAATTTTTCAATAAGAGTTGATAATGACGATATTCGTGAATACTCCTTTACTGATTTAGGTAGAGCCGAATATATGAGAAGGATTATGATTGGGCATTTAGAAGAAAAAATTAAGATGAGTTTTAAGAAAAATGGCTAGATATGCAACAGGAAAAAAAGCATGGGCATATTCAGATCGTTCTGGATTTCGTTATCGCTTGCGAGAAATGAAAACTGAATGGAATGGTTTGAAGGTTGGTCCTGATGAATATGAAGCTAAACATCCACAACTAGAACCTAATCATCCTGGACCAGATCCGACAGCCTTGTATCAACCACGAGTTGACACGAGGACAGAAGTGACCGTAGAGAATCTTCTTGGTTTGAATCCATTTACTAGTACGGCTAGTAGTGCAGTGATAACAGTATTAGAACCATCTCATGGGAGGTCAACAAGTGATACTGTTAGATTTAGAAATGTATCCAGTTTTGATAGTTTTACAAAAGCCGTGCTTGAGAGCTCAAGTGGTTATACTATAACTAAGGTTGATGATAATAAATATAGTTTTTCTGCTAGTAGTGGTACGGCAACAAGTGGAGTAAAAGGTGGTGGTGGTAGAGTTACTGCTGGTCCAGTTACATTGGGGACATAAATGAGTTTTACATTAGCACAATTAAAAACAGCGATACAAGATTATACAGATAACAGTGAAACATCCTTTGTTACTCATTTGCCAGATTTTATTAAAGCGTCAGAAGAAAAAATATTTAAAAGTGTTGATCTTGATTATTTTAGAAAAAATGTAACAAGTGCTTTTACTTCATCTGATCAATTCTTAACTGTACCAACCGACTATTTAGCATCATTCTCGTTGCAGATAACAACATCAGGTTCTGAAAATTTTTTACTTCAAAAAGATGTAAACTTTCTAAGAGAGTATACCCCTAGTTCCTCAACAACAGGAGTACCTAAATATTATGCACGATTTGATGAAACTCATTTTATGGTAGCACCAACACCTAATAGTAATTACACGCTAGAGTTACATTACTATTACAGACCCGCTAGTTTGACCGCAGGAGCCGACAGTGGTACAACTTGGGTTAGTACAAATGCACCTTTTGCTTTACTATATGGATCTCTAATTGAGGCTTATACTTACATGAAAGGTGAGGCGGATGTTATACAAAATTATAATAATATGTATATGCAATCACTAGAAAGATTAAAAGATTTAGGAGAAGCCAGAGAAAATTTTGATGCTTATAGAAAAGGCTTACCTTCAAGACCGAGGACTTAATAAATGGCATTAGTTTTAAAAGATAGAGTTAAAGAAACCACCACTACAACCGGAACGGGTACTTATACTTTAGCGGGTGCAGAAAATGGTTTTGAGGCATTTTCATCTATAGGAAACAGTAATACAACTTACTATTGTTGTACGGATGGGGTTGATTTTGAAGTAGGTATCGGTACTTACACATTATCTGGAACAACTTTAGCTAGAACAACTATATTACAATCTAGTAATAGTGATGCGGCAGTTAATTGGACAGATGGTACAAGAATAATATTCTGCACTCAACCAGCTGAAAAAGCAGTCTTTCTTGATTCTAGTGGTAATATGCCTATTACTAATAATGCTACTATTGGTGGAACATTAGGTGTTACAGGTGTTTTAACAGGTAGTTCTTTAGATATATCAGGTGATGTAGATATAGATGGCACATTAGAAGCAGACGCAGTTACAGTTAATGGGACAGCACTTAACACTGTTATCGCAGGTGTTACTGTAACAAACGCAACAAACTCAGCACATGTAAGTGTGGCTGATAATGAAAGCACAAATGAAGAAAATCTTATAACATTTATTGAAGACGCATCTGCTACAGGAAACGTAGGCTTAGAATCAGATGGAGATTTTAGTTATAACCCTTCTACTGGTACAGTTAGTGCAACAGTCTTCAAAGGCAATATCGATGCAGTAGATGGAGATTTTGACGGAACTTTGGAAGCAGATGCGATAACAGTTGGAGGATCTGCTCTTAACACAGTAATCGCAGGCACTACAGTAACAAATGCGACCAATGCAGCACATGTATCTGTTGCGGATAATGAGAATACAAATGAAGAAAACTTAATACCTTTTATTGAAGATACTTCTGCTACTGGAAATGTTGGGTTAGAATCTGATGGTGACTTTGCATATAACCCAAGCACAGGTAC